CTTTAACATTGAGCTTGAGGTCGTCAAAGTATTCGCGGGAAGGTATCTTCTTGGTGAGAACGCGAGCAACTTTCTTGACGACGTCAGGGCAATATCCATGCGGGGTGACGACGAAGCCTGTGAATTCTGGCACGCGGTCAAGATAGGCCTTCATAATCTGGCCGCAATCGCCTATTAATTTTTCAGCGAGACGGTCGATGCGAATGTGGAGGGCGATCACGAGTGAGTCGTCGCCTTTAAAGGCGGCGAAGACGAGACCGTCCCACTCGAGAAGACCGGCGCAGAGAGCGGCGTTGTTAAGTGTGTTGAAGACAAGGGTGTATGCGATGCCGGAATGCTGTTTCCAGAAACCGTTGAGCTCAATGACGCCTTGATCAGTGTGCATTCGTTGGGTCCATTTCGATTTGTTTTTGACATAACGGGTCCGAAGGTCGTCTGGGACGCCGAGCGCGCAAAGCACGCGGGCTTCGAAGTCGAGGATGCCTTGATGATTAGTAGCGTCCCACTGACTGAAGTCGTTCATGAACTTGCTCAGGGTACTCCATTCTTCGGAAGCGAGCAGCTCGGAAACTATTTGCGAAGTCTCGGCTTCGGCGCGACCAGTGGAGATGAAGATCCGATCGTTCATGAGAGTGGTGAGGCGAGTCATGAGACAGCGTGCGTAAGCGGCGTGCATGATCTGCTCGGACTTAGGCCAGGCGGAAATCCCTTGCCCGGCTTTCTCTTTCTCATCCCAGTTGTGTCCGAGGATGAATTTGACTTGGTGTTTCATGAAGAAACCGAGGGTGACGGACTCGTCGAACTCCACGAACGAGCTATAAAGCTCGCGCATGGTTTTGACGGGCATTCCTTTAGCGTTGAGCGCGCATAAATATTCGGCGGCTGCGTCTGAGATCTCCTCGGTGGTGCAATAGAGTACCCCTTTGGTAGGGTCCTTGGGGTAGACTTCCTCCTCGGTCTTGTTGATGAGTTTAAGGAAACCACGCTTCATGAGCGCTGCGAATTTGGGGCGCTGGAAAAAGTTGGGGTTGCGCGTGCGTTTCATATAGCGGTCAATAAGAGTGCGGATGCCGAGGGCGGTGTCTTTGATGTTGTAAGTCTTGGCGAAACCGCGGGGGCCGATACGGCGTCCGCGCTCATTAAGCACGCGCTCGTATAGCATCTCGGTGGTGAAGCGTAGCTTACTGGCGTCGCAAGTCGGC